CATCGCAGATGAGAGTGATCCGCAAATAGCTGTATTGTTAACAGGCGATGGAAAAGGATACGATGACGGTGTTGGATTCCATGCTGACCTTGAAAGAATGTATAAAGCAGGATGGGGAATAGAAGTAATATCATGGGACCTTGCTTGTAAATCAGCCCTTAAAAGATGGGCAACTTCTGTTGGATCATATATTAAACTTGAGTCTTTTTACAATTCAGTTACATTCATACAGTCTGGTCGCTATGCATCTCAACTTAGCCTTATACATAGACAAAAAAGTACGATTGGTGGTAGCCCTGAATATAAGAAACAGCAGAAAAAAATTCAAGATGGAGCTGACAGCGAAAAAAATCGGAACGACTTAGAACAAAAGCTTGAAGAGATACAAGAGCAGCTGGAAAAAGAAAGGAAAAAAAGAGAAAAAGCCGAAGGCAAAGCAAAATACCAAAAACGTATTGCGAACATTTCAAAAAAGAAGAGCCACCGATAATCTCACTAATATGAGGCCCCCTTCTCTGGAGTACCGCGCCTCATCCTGAACCCCTTCACCTATCGCGTATAGCCCGCCGCCACTAGTGTGGCGGGCATGCGCAACACGAACCACTCCAACACAAACGTCATGGCCACGGCCGCCCTGGCCGTGCAGCTTGCCCCGGAGGCTTCCGGCCTGCCCGAGGGCTGCAACGTCCAGCTTTTCCCGGACGGCGAATTCGCCGCCCGCGATGGGCGCCCCGGCGTCATGGACAACTGCGAAGCCTCCACCTGGCGTATGGATGCGGACATCGCCGCCACACTCATCGCACAGGTAGAGGCGCACGAGACGCCGCTTTTCATTGACTACGAACACCACACGCTGACCGCCCGCGACTCCGGACACAAGGCCGTAGCCGCCGGGTGGATCGAAGCCCTGGTTTACGCGCCGGGCCTGGGCCTTTTCGCCAAGGTCGCCTGGACCGACGCCGCCCGAAGCCACATCAAGGCTGACGAATACCGCTTCATTTCCCCGCTCTTCGGCTTCGACCTCAAAACCGGAGCCGTTCTCACCCTTATCAATGCAGCCCTGACAAATAACCCGGCGCTGGACGGCATGGCCGCAGTCGCCGCCGCGCTGGAAATGCAACCCAAGGAGAACCACATGGACAAGACGAAGGATGGCCAGACGGCGCTTAGCGAAGACCTGGCCGAGCGCCTGCGCTGGCTGCTCAACCTGCCCGTGACCGCCACGGCGCAGGAGATCATTGCGGAGTTGGACAAGGTGAAGGCCCAGCTGGGCGACGAGGGCGCCGCCGAAACCGGCGTGAATCTGCTGGCCATGCTCCAGGCCAAGGACACGCAGATCACCGCCCTGACCGCGCAGGCGGGCCAGCCCGATCCGGCCAAATTTGCGCCGGTGGAAGCGGTTGCGGCCCTGACCGAAGAGAACGCCGCCCTCAAGAGCCGTTTGGTCGAGCTGGAACAGGAAAGCGGCATGGCCGCCCTGTCCACCCGGATCGACGCCGCCGTCAAGGACGGCCGCGTGAACGTGGCCCTGGAAGGCTGGCTGCGCGGGTTGGCCAAAACCAGCCCCGAAGCGGCCGGGGCTTACCTGGACAAGGCCGCGCCCATCGCCGCCTTGACCAGCATGCAAACCGGCAGTCTGAACGCGCCGAATAGTCCAAATGGGCCGGGCGGGCCGGGGGCCGGAACGGCCGCGCTTACGGCTGACGAGAAAGAAGCCGCCAAGCTCCTCGGCATGCCCGAGGACGTCTACGCCAAATCCAAGGAGGCCAAGTAAATGGCGATCATCACCCCGGCGCTCATCAGCGCCCTTTTTACCGGCTATAAGGCCGAATTCCAGCGGGTCTTCGGCGAAACGCCTTCGCATTGGGACAAGGTGGCCACCCTCATGCCCTCCACGTCCAAGTCCAACACCTACGGTTGGCTGGGGCAGTTCCCCAAGCTTGCCGAATGGGTGGGCGAACGTGTGCTGAAGGACATGAAGGCTCACGGCTACAGCATTGAAAATAAGCTCTTCGAGTCTACGGTAAGCGTGCCGCGCACGGACATTGAAGACGACGAGGTGGGCATCTACATGCCGCTCTTCGGCGAGATGGGCCGGGCGGCCAAGAGCTTCCCCGACGAGCTGGTCTTCGGCCTACTGGGCCTGGGGGCTTCCACCCCGTGCTTCGACGGCCAGAACTTCTTCGACGCGGACCACCCGGTCTATCCCAACGTGGACGGGACCGGCGCGGCCGCCACCGTGTCCAACTTCGGCGCGGGGACGGACCCGGCGTGGTATCTCTTGGACACCTCCCGCGTGCTCAAGCCGTTCATATTTCAGGAGCGCACCAAGCCCGAGCTGACGAGCATGACCGACGGCAAAGACGAGGCGGTCTTCATGACCGACCTGTACCGCTACGGCATCCGCTACCGCTGCAACGTGGGCTTCGGTTTCTGGCAGACCGGCTATTGCTCCAAACTACCCCTGAACGCCGCCAACTTCGGCGCGGCCTACGCGGCCATGCGCCAGTTCAAGGCGGACGGCGGGCGTCCCCTGGGCATCCGGCCCAACCTGCTGGTGGTTCCGTCCACGCTTCGGGAAAAGGCCTTTGAGGTGGTCAAGAGTGAAAAGCTGCCCGAAAGCCAGGCCAACAACCCCAACAAAGACCTGGTCGATATCCTCGACTGCGAATGGCTGAACTAGGAGGCGCGCCGTGAGTAAGAAAGTCGCCATCATCCGCACCAGAAGTCTGCGCGGCGGCCACTACCGGGCCGGGGTCCGCCACGACGCCGCGTGCTCGGACTGGCCGTCCGAGGCGTTCACGAAAGAGCAGCTGGCCGCCATGGAAGCCGACCCGGACCTGGAGGTTGTGACGCTCGACGCGCCCCTGGCCCCGGAAGACGCCGAAGTCGCCGGGAAGGAAGAAACGGCCGCGCCGGATTCCAAGGCCAAAAAGGACAAGAAGAAGGACTAACGCATGTACGCCGCGCTTCAGGACATGCTGGACGCCTTCGGCCTGGACGAAATGATCGCCCTGACCGACCGCGAGAACGTCGGGGAGGTGAACGAGGCCGTGGGCCTTGAGGCCCTGGCCCGCGCTTCCAGCGAGGCGGACAGCTACCTTTCCGCGCGCTACCGCGTTCCCGTGGACGCGCCGGACAAGGCGCTCGTGGACGCCGTGTGCCAGATCGCCCGCTATCGCCTCACCGGCGGGCACGCCAACGAAACCGAGTCTGTTCGGGAGCGATACGACCGGGCCATCGACTGGCTGCGGCGCATCGCCAGGGGCGAGGCGGACCTGCCGGGCATGCGGGACCCGTCGGCTACGGCGGGAGACGTGCTGTTCTCCTCCGGCCGCCGGGTCTTCAAACGCCCGTACGGAGAGCCTGGAGAGGCTGATGATTAGCGTCATCGAAGAGGCCATCAAGAGCCGACTCGCGCAGGCGGGGCTTGCCTACAAGCCCATGGTGGCCACGTACGGCGGAGAGTTCGACGACGGCCTGGAGGCCGTGGTCCGCGCCTTCCCGGCCATATGGGTGTGTTTTGGCGGCGACGGGCCGGGCAAGCCCCTGGCCATGCCCCGGCGCGTTTGGCGCTTCCCGGCCGTGTTCGTGGTCATCGTGGCCGCGCGCAACCCGAGAAGCGAGGCGGCGCGCCGCAAGGGCGACGCCCGGAAACCCGGCGCGTACGCCATGCTTTCCGACGTGCGCCGCCTGTTGCTCAATCAGGATTTGGGCCTTGCCATCGAAGAGTTGGCCCCCGGCCGCACCCGCACGCTGGTCAACGCCCGGCTGAAGAATAACGCCGTGGCCGCCTATTCCATGGAGTGGCACACCGCCTACGACGTGGTCCTGGGGGAACCGGCCCTGCCCGAACCGCCCATGCTCGAACGCGTGGGCCTCAATTACCACCTCGCCCCCGACGACGGCCAGGCCGACGCCGGGGACCTGGTCACCCTGCAAGGAGACAACCCGTGAAAACCATCCTCGTGAAAGCCGCGCCCGGCGTGAACGTGCCCAAGGAAGGCGCGCCGCGCGAATACATCACCAGCGACAAGGCCCAGGACGTTCCGGGCAGCGCCTACTACCTGCGCCGCATCGACGACGGCGACCTGATCCGGGTGGAAAATGCCCCGGCCGAAGCCAAGCCCAAAAGCAAGGGCAAGGAGTAAGCCATGGCGAGCGAACACATCAGCTTTGACACGTTGCCGTCTTCCATCAGGAAGCCGGGCAAGTATTTCGAGTTCAATACGCGGCTGGCCGTGCGCACCCTGCCCGCCAACGCCCAGCGGGTTCTCATCGTGGCCCAGGGCAACGCGGACGCGGCCCAGACCCCGCTCATGCCCGTGGACGTCTACTCGGACGCGGAGGCCGCAAGCCTCTTCGGGCCGGGCAGCCAGGCGCATCTGATGGTGCGCGCGGCCATCACCGCCAACGCCTATCTGCGCCTGACTGTCATCAGCGTGGCCGACGATGACGCCGGGGTGGCCGCGACCTGCACGGCCACGATCACCGGTCCGGCCGCCGGAATCGGTGTGGCCGGGCTGACCATCGGGACCCAGACCGTGCAGATCGCCGTGACGCTGGGAACGGCGGCCGCAGCCATCGCCCAGACGCTTAGCGATAAGATCAACGCCCACGGCTCGCTGCCCGTGACGGCCGCCGCCGTGAACGGGGTCATAACGCTCACCGCCCGGAACAAGGGCGCGGCCGGGAACCTCATTCCCGTGAGTTCCAACGTGGCCGTGGACGACGTGAGTATCGCGACCACGGCCATGGCGGGCGGGGCCACGGACCCGGACATCACCCAGGCCCTGGCGGCCGTGTTCACGGACGGGCATCAGATCGTCGTCACGCCCTATGCGGACCAGACCTCGCTCACCATTCTACGCCAGCATTTGGACGCGGTTTCCCACGCCCTGGAACAACGCGGGGCCGTGGGCGTCTACGCCTCCACCGGCACGCTGGCGGCGGCCACCACCCTGGCCGGAAAAATCAATTCCGGCCGGATCAGCTGCGCGATTTTACCCGGCAGCGTCAGTCTGCCTTGGGAGATCGCCGCAGCCTACGCCGCCGTCATCGCTTCCGAGGAAGACCCGGCCCGACCGCTCAATACCCTGGCGCTTGCGGCCGTGAGCGCGCCGCCGGTGAAGAAGCGCCTGGGCCGCATGGAACAGGAGACGGCCCTGGCCAACGGCGTCACGCCGCTGGAAGTCGGGCCGGGCGAAAAGGCGCAAATCGTGCGGGCCATCACCACATACACGTTGGACCCGCAGGGCGTGGAGGATATCGCCCTTTTGGACCTGACCACCATCCGCACCCTGGACTACATCCGCAAGGCCTGCCGCGAGCGCATCGCCTTGCGCTTTCCGCGCGAAAAGCTGTCCAGCCGCACGGCGGTCAAGGTGCGTTCCGAGCTGATCGACGTGCTGCTCAAGCTGGAGGAACTGGAGATCGTGGAGGAGGTGAAGGCCAATCTGCCCGGTCTCATTGTGGAGCACGACCTTCAGGACCCCAACCGTCTCAACGCCAAAATCCCGGCCGATGTGGTCAACGGTCTGCACATCTTCGCCGGTCGCATCGATTTACTTCTGTAAGGAGGAAATACCATGGCACTAAAGGAATACGTGGGCGCCATCACCTTTGAGGTGGACGGCGCGGAATACGAGGTGGTGGACCTGTCCGTGGACCGCCAGACCGGCAAGAAGGTGGTCAAGACCATGAACCGCACGGGCCGCGCCCTGGGCTTCCACAAGGGCGTGGAAACCTTCGAGCTGTCCGTCACGGTGGTCATTCCCATGGACGAACAGTTCGACTGGGTGGGCATCGAAGGCGCCAAGATCACCATTTCCCCGAACGGAGAGGGCGGACAGCGCGAGAGCTATACGGACTGCGCCTGCGTTTCCGCCGGGTCCAAGTATTCGGTGGAAAACGAAGCCCGCATCGACCTCAAGCTTCTGGCCCTGGGCCATGTGAAGGAGTAGCCGCATGCTCACCGTAAAAAATACGCTCAAGTACGGCCACAAGGACGCCGAGGGCAAGGTTCACAAGGACTTCGAGATGCGCGTGCCCACATTGGAAGACGTGGAATGGGCCACGGAGAACGCGCCGGAAGGGGCCGGGACCATGCGCATGAGCCGGTACATCTGGTCGCGCACGCTCATTCGCCTGGGAGGGCTTTCCCCGGAGGCGATCACGCCGGAGCTTTTGGCGGGTCTGCATTACGCGGAATATTCCATCCTGGACGACGCCGAGAAGGAATTGGCGGGAAAGCTCGCGCCCGCGAGCGCCGCATGAGGGAGCTGCGGCTCCTGGAAGCGGCGCTGGCGGGC